AACTGTTTGTAAAGTAAGAGATCCTTCAAACTCTTCAGTTACAGCAGAAAAAGTAGTAGGGTTAGTTTTACCGCCTGTATTTATCGCAGAAGCAGATGAACCAGCACCTACGTTACCTGTGTAACTAGAACTTAAATCACCTATCTCTGTCCAAGAAGAACCATTCCATAATTCAGTAAAAGCAGAAAAACCAGTTGGTCCTCCAGAGCCACCAAATTTAACAGCATTTTGATTACTTGCTCCTGCAGCTCCACCAATACCTTGTTTATTACTTGTATTTGCTATTTCTGTCCAACTTGTTCCGTTCCAAGATTCTACATCAGTGGTATACGCTGATGGAGAGTAACCATTTATACATAGCGAAGATGCTGGCGACCCACATCCACTTTGAGAATATCTATCTGTATTTAAATTATTAACTTCTGACCAAGAAGTACCATCAAATAATTCAGAATTAGCTGTTGTCGGTGATCCACCAAAAACAAAGGCAGCTAGACCTGTTCCAGATCCACCTCTTCCACTTTTTGATTCATTTAACTCTGCACTTTCTGACCAAGATGATCCATTCCATAGTTGAGAATTATTATTTCCTGCACCACTAGGTCCTTGATTTCCTGCTGCAGCCATAGCAGAAGTTTGATTTCCACTACTCATTTGTCCCTCAGTGCTTCCACCTGTGCCTAAATCTGCAACCTCAGTCCATGAAGTTCCGTTGTATTGCTCAGTTTTACTTTCTCTAGGAGCACTAGCAGATGATCCACCAGATATCATACTTGAAGTAATACCAGTAGATGGTCCGTGTCCCCATTGATACAATCTAGCTGTGTTCATATTGCCACCAGATGACCAAACTGTAGCTGGACTAGATGCTTTAACAGCACCTTTAAAAGTTGTTCCACCACTTAAAAATACATCTCCTTCGTTTAAGTGAGGCCCTGAAGGGAAAGACCACTCCTCTGTATTAGTTAAACCTGTGCTTTGATAACCACCAGAGGCTAATGCAAGTGTGTTAGGCATTGCTCCTCCACCTCCTGTTAATCCATATCTTTGTTGTGCTAAAGTATTTGCTACAGTCCAACTTGAACCATCCCAAGATTCTGTTCCATCAAATCCTTCATTACTAGTATCCTCTCCACCAAAAGCTAAAGCCGCAGTGTTAGAAGCCCCTGATCCTGCTATCCTAGCTCTGGCTGTATTTAAATCTGCAACTTCTGTCCAAGCACTACCATTCCAAGTTTCAGTTTCTGTTGTTCTAGTGTAACTAGGAGGTCTGTAACCACCAAATGTAATTCCAGATGTAGTAGTTCCAGCACAAGCTCCTGCTTCTTTTCCTTGATTTAATTCTGCAATTTCTGTCCAAGAACTACCATTCCATTGTTCAACTTCTGTCCTCATAGGTTGGCCACTTACCACTATCACCGCTGTATTGGTATTACCTATACCTGTTGAACCTAATCCATCTCTTGCTGTATTTAAATCTGTAGTTTCTGTCCAAGAGGAACCATCATATAATTCAACATTAGCTGTTGCTGCAGGTGCTAATCGACCTCCTGCCATCATCGCAGAGGTCTGTGTTCCAGCACCAGATCCTTCGTTCCTTGCTCCAGATAAATCATTTTGTTCTGACCAAGAACTACCATTATATTCTTCTGTAGCACCTGTTCTAGCACTAGGATCCACTCCGCCAAAAGCAAGTCCAGCAGTTTGTGTACCTGCTCCTGATAAAGAGTATCGAGCTGTGTTTAAATTTCCACCACTAGCCCAAGACCCTACATTTTGAGTTGGATCTTCGTCTCTTGTTTGTACTGTTAAGCCTTTTATTTCTCTATATTTTGCCATAATTAAGTCGATGTTATTGTTTTGTTAGATAAACTTACAGTCCACTCCTCTACCGTATTTGTTACACCTGGACCATCACCAGCCACATTCATAGCTGAAAGACCACTAGCACCAACTCCCGCTGATGTGTTTTTTCCTGTAGATAAATCAGCCACTTCAGTCCAAGAAGTTCCATTCCAAAACTCTGTAAAAGTTCGTTTAGGAGTTCCTGTATTACCTGCGTAAGCTAATGCAGATGTTGAAATTCCATTACCAGCTAATTCAGCTCTACCTGAATTTAAATCTGCAGTTTCTGTCCACGAAGATCCATCCCATAATTCTGTTTGTGCTCTTTGTGGATCACCACCAAAAATTAATCCTGCCGTAGTGCTTCCTGCTCCACTGGCAGCTAGCTCACCTCTTGCTGTATTTAAATCTGCAACTTCAGTCCACGCTGATCCGTTCCAAGTTTCTGTTTCTCCTGTAGCAGGTGCTGGAGGAGCAATACCTCCTGATATTAATCCAGCCGTAGTTGTTCCCATTCCACCAGCTAATCTTCTTGCTGTATTTATTTCTGCTATTTCAGTCCACGAAGAACCATTCCATTGTTCTGTTAAATCTGTATTTCCTGGAACTCCAGGAGTAGGGTTTTTAAAACCACCTGCAGCAATGGCTGCGGTGTAAACTCCAACTGCTCCAGCATTACGTCTAGCTGTGCCAAGATCTCCAGACTCTGACCATGAAGAACCGTCCCAAACCTCTGTTTTTGCAGAATAACCTGGTTCAGCTCCTCCAAAAACCACGTTAGCTGTTTGTAATCCAGCACCACTAAGTCTTTGTCTAGATGTATTTATACTAGTTCCAGATGCCCAAGTTGCACCAGGTACATCTGATATTGTTTCTTTAAAAGCGTTTGCTGTTGAATTATAAAATAATTGTCCTTGAATTTTTTCAACAAGTGTTGTTGGTGTAAATGATGTTGTCCACTGTTCTGTTGCTGTAGTTTGACTTGATCCTCCAGCCAACATTGCTGAAGTGCTACCAGTTCCAGAATCAGCTCCAACAGATCTTCCTGTACCTAAATCTCCTCCAACTTCTGTCCATGCAGATCCATTCCAAGCCTCTGTTCTGGCACTAGGTCCTGATGAATCATATATTGAACCACCAAATAATAATGCGTCTGTTTGTGTGCCCGCTGATCCTGCTCCCTCAGACTCAATATTTGTGTTTGATGATGAGGATAATGTTGTCCAAGAGGAGCCATTCCAAGATTCAGTATCTTTAGCGTTTGAGCCTATGTTTGCATTTGGTCCACCATTAAATGCGAGTGCAGCTGTTTGAGTTCCTGCACCACTTAAAGCAGCTCTTGCCGTGTTCATATCTCCTACTTCAGTCCAGTTTGTGCCATCCCAAGATTCATTTAACGCAGATCTTGCAGTTCCATATCCACCAAACATTAATCCAGCAGTATTTGTTCCAACACCTTTTCCACCACCTCTTGCTGTGTTTATATTATTTACTTCTGTCCATGAGGATCCATTCCAAGATTCATTATTTGTTGAAGGTGGATTACCACCTGCCGCCACTGCTGCGGTGTATGTTCCAATAACAGCTTTATCTCTAGTGGCTGCATTTAAATCATTAACTTCACTCCACGCTGAACCATTCCATGATTCAGTATTAGCTACATTTGTAGTTGTATAACCACCTGTGGCTAGAGCGGCTGTTATAATTCCACATCCATCTGTTTGAGATCTTCCTGTATTTAATCCTGAAACACTAGACCACGATCCTGAGTCTGCTACAGACGCAGCGGGATCCGTGCTAACAGTCTGAACTGTAAATCCTTTTATATCCGAATACTTAGCCATAGGTTAAGACTATGGAAGATTATATACTACTGGTCTTGAGAACTGGGCTTTGTGTTCATC